GTATTAGTGATACAGATTTCACCATCATCATCAACACAGTCAACTTCAAATAAATCAAATAAATTTTTCCAAGTGATGGTGGCAATTCTCTTACCAGCATCACCCACCATGGTAACAATTCTTTTTTCTTCATCCATCATGATATCATTCCTACAAATCGATTCAAGACAACACGGTTATTTAAACGATTACCAGCATATTTACTAAATGCTGAAACCAAACCACGAGTAGTAGCATTTTCTTTAACAGTAAATTCTGCATCCTCATCAGTATCTAGGCCTTCTGCACGGAGAAGATAATACTCATCATATCCAGCAGATGTAACAACCATTGATTTATTTTTACGGAATTCTGCTTTAATTTTATCATGAGCAGAATAAGAAGCATTAGGATAAAAATAATGCAACTCACGACCCAACTCACGACCAGATAAAACATAAAAACCAACAATGTTACAATTCGTTTTCAACTTCAACATTTGAATATAACCAGCAGTCAAATCACGACCATGTGGATTATTCACAACTACTTCATGTTTAGTTTTTGCATCACGAATTACCATTTTCTTCTGAACACGATAATCGGAATATTCACCAGAACCTGAAGTTTTGAATCCACGGTCATTGAGGTAAAACACATCACGAACTGTATGGCCATCACCATCAGTTAGGAAAACAGTATTCACCACCTGTAATTTATATTGCTTCTGAAATTCAGGAACAATTTTCATTGCAGAAATAATTGCTTCAGTTAAAGGTGTACCACCCATCTGAAACCAACTAGGTTTCCATGCACGATAATGTGACATATTTACCAATGCTGAAGCTGCGTAAGAAAAATCAGATGCTGACATTTTACTGGACAACACATTCAACAATTTAAAATTGCGGCAAGCAATATCACCTTCTTTAAATTCATTTGAATAACAATCATTGTGTTCGGAAGTAAAAGCATAAACATCATAAGGGATATTTACTTTCTTACAGAACATAACCAAGTTAATCAATTGTTTCATTGTATTTTCAAGGTGGCCATGCATACTGCCAGACCAATCCAAGAACATTACAAGACCATGTGATTTACCATTAGGTACAACTGTAATCTTTTTGAAAATATCTTCAGCAAAACCATACGAATAGATTTTACTCATATTCAAATCACCAGTTTTGGCAACCGAAGAACGTTTCAATTGGTCAGCATTTTTACGCAATTCAAATTCTTTGGCCAAATAACCAACAACCTTTTTGGCATCATTACGCAACTTTTGAAAACCTTTTTCATCAGTACAAGGATAATAATGAGCAACTCGAATATGATCCTCACGATATTGTTTCCATAATTGTTTGAATGGTACAACCGCTTTAGTTAAATCAAAGTCAGGAATATTACCATAGTAGTAAGAGCTAGTATTTGTAGTGTCAAAGAGTTTACTTTCATTTTTACGATAAGATTCATCGGTAAAGGATTTAATCTGTTCTTCAGATTCCATTTCAGGATCCATACCGCCGGCCGATGTTTCACCATCTTGTTCAGAATCTACATTACCAGATTCAGATTCATTTTGACTTCCTTGTGATTCACGGGTTTGTGTTTCATCATCCCATTCCTCAGAATCATCATAACCAGAATCATCCATCTCAGCATCAGCTTCAATGTCACCATCTTCATCTTCCTCGAGCATCATTTTCTTTTGCTCTTCTTGTTGATGTTTCATAAAGTCCATTACTAACTTGGAAACTTCAATTACATCATCATATGTTTCGGTAGTTTCAACACGATTCAAAAGATACTGTTCATCAGCAGTAAATTGAATACCTTGTGCTGCACCACCCTTACAATGAAGGTTAACACGGTCAATAAAATTCAAACTGTTGAGGTCAATATCTTTAGTACCAAAGAAATCCTTTTCAATCATTTCACGATAAGCTTTAATGAATGAAATACGAATACCAGGGAATTTGTTTTTGATTTTACGCTCAATACGGGAATCTTCCACGACATTGAGAATGGACATTGGAACTTTTTCTTCTCGACCTTTCAACATTCCATCCAAAGGAGTGTAAAGTGCATGGCCAACTTCGTGACCCATAAAAAGGTCATACAAGTAACCAGAAATATTTTTATCTAAAATGGGTACAGTAAGAATACGATTCTTAACATCAAAAGATGCCGTTGGAACATTTTTCTGTTCTACGATAAGATTTTCTGTCGCCATTAACTTGGCAAGTAATGATTTTGACTGAATAAGTTCCATATGTTCTCCGATTTAAGAAACCATTATACTACAATTAATGCTTACCGTCAAATGTTTTCTTAAAAAGCGTTGTTTTTTAGCAACAACCTCAGTCCTGATAGATAATTCTGCGTTTTTGGTAAGCGTCCTGGTCTTTTTCGTGTCCGGATAGCGCAATCCAGCCTCGGACTATTAAATCTAGAGATTTATGCTCATATTTTTCTGCTAATTCAAAAATTTGGTCATCGATTTTAACTAATTGTTCTTGTAAACCGATAATATCTAAGTTAGTCATGCTTTTTACCTTCATCTTTATCAAAAAATTGCTGCTCAAGCGCAGTTGCCAGCTCATCCGCAAGATTCGGATTGAATTTTACTAAAAAATAAGCGACATCCTCGACAGGAATGTGCTTCAAATTGAACATCACTTCATCAATTCCACGCAAAATCTGTGATTCTTCCCATTGTTGTAACATATTCACCTCATTGTATAGTATAATTTTCAATACAGCTCACAACACTGCCTCTTTGTTTTGCAATTCCGACTGATCTGAGCCATTCCAACTCGATTGCTAATTCTTCTTCTGTTAATGTATCCAAATATTCTTCATATTCTCGCCATTGTTCACTTGTAATACTCATCGTCTCATACTCGCAATATCTTTTGCTTCATTATCTGTAAAAACCGGCACAGCATTACTCTTGTGCATTGTACCGATACCTTTAATTTTCTCACCTGTATATTGTGTATTTTGATTTCTTTTAGTGCAAGCAATAAAACCTGTATCTAAAGAATCATATTTTGGAGTTTCTCTGTGGAAAGTTACCATCTTTTGTAATGGCAATTTCTTTTTTACAATCGGTGAATTAGAATATCTTTTGGAAGATAATTTATTGATAGAAAGTAACCATTGTTCCTTTTGCTCTTGTTGAGCTTTAGTTAGTTTCTTGGGTTTAGATTTTGGAATGTAACCGTATATCATATAATCTCCTGACTGGAGATACAATTATATAACAGTATTGCTGGAAGGTCAAGCGCTTATCTGGAATGTGTTGTATTAAAGCAACAGTATCTTATTTCAAAGGCGGACATACCTACTTATGCTAAAAATCTGATAAAAAAGTGGTATATTTTCAATTGTACCAGTTTTGATTATCTTCTGTATTAGCTTCATCTTCTTCCAACATCACTTCTTCCTCATGTTGAGTTAGAATCTTTTTAATTTCAGCATGTTCATTTCGATGTTTACTATGTGTATATTTGTAATCATCATTATACTCTTTGTTCTTGCGGAACTTACCCACAAACTTACTCAATTTACTTCTCCTTCATCGTTTCAAATTTAATGCCTCGAATTTTCTTTTCTGGCATATCGTTCATATCATCCTCAGAAACATAAATTATTTCTGTGTGAGGATAACAAATCTGTACAAGTTTAAGTAATTGACAAACTGTACCATCAGAATCATTAAAGGTAAATATTTCATCAACAAATTTTAAACTTTTAACTATTTCTCTACGAGATTCATAGTTCTGTACAAATCCACCTTCAGCCCACATCATCCACCAATCAGAATGTATACCCACGACAAGCCAATCTCCTTTGGCTTTACATTTTTTAAGATAATTTAATTCATCAAGTGTGAGGGGGTCAAAAGTCCCCGAGGTGATTATTATTTTATCTTTTTTTGCCATTTATGGAAGTAGGTCCGGAAATGCCTCTTTAACGAATTTGTAATTTAAACCTTTTACACCTTGATCTTTTTGAAAGATACCAATCAAAACTTCTGCATCACGTGGTTCTAAACTTTCGAGAATTTGTAACAATAATTGATTACGTTTCTCTGTTGTTAATTTTTCAGCAGTTGGATCACCTTTTTTAAACATATACAGTTTACGCAACTGGCCGGCTAAAGAGTTGGATGTGATACCTGGTAAAATATCCTGTGGTACCTTGTAATTATCAGGCATTTCGGTAATTAACCATTGACAGTTGGGATGGTATGTTAATTGTAACACGTCCACTAACGTCTGAGAAAGGTTCTTCTCAATTACTGCCATTTTCTCTTTTTTAGATTCTGCGGCTTCAAAATCATCAAATACTTCAAATATATTCTTCATCAAAATTCCTCTATTACATCCATTAAGTTTTTCAGTTTGTGTTCAATAAAATAATTCAACAACTTGTTCCGTTTTGCTGGAACTGTTTCTTCATATGTATTTATAATCTTCTCTTTAATCTCGCTTGGAATCTGAGTTAAGTCAATCAGTACTTTATTACGAGAGAACCCCGCCACCGCATCGGCCGTCCAATTAGGATGAGTTAAATCTTCAGTTAGAATCTTGTCTAACATACCCTTAGTGATTGGTTTCTGACGGAGGTCACGAACAAAACAATCTGAAGGTGAGAAGATGTTAGGAATGCCATCGCCTTTATCACCACGGATAATCTTTTCCTTGAGTTCTAACAATGGATCTTCAGACTTAATATATTTCTTTTGTGAAGGATTATATTGTTTGACATTAGAACCATACTGTTGTAATTGTAGGAAATCTCCATCACTGGACAGAATTAAAACCTTTTCGTGTGCGGCATGCCTTGGTACTAGTGTGCCAATAATATCATCAGCCTCAGCACCTTCAACATCAATTACTTTGTATGGGAAATATTCACGGAGTTCTTGTTTGAATTTAGCCAACATATCAAAAATCAAGTGCCAGTCTAAATCAGACTTTTCACGAGTTTTCTTACGGCCAGCTTTGTAGAATGGGAAATACTCTTTGCGCCAATACTTACGGTTATCGCAACATAATACCACTTCACCATATTCGTTCTTAAAGTTCTTAACGTGGTTACGAATGATATTTAAAATCATGTGACGAATTAAATCTTCGTCAAGTTTGCCTTTTTGATTGGCAATCTGTGCCATAAGTCCGGCAAGTAATACTTGGTTTAAGTCAACGAGAATCATAACAAACTTTCAATAGTTTCAATAGGGGTCTATTGTATCAGATTTTAATTAGTTTGTCAAATGTGTTTTCAATAAATGTATTGGAAGTGGTAGTTTTTCTTGCCACAATACCAAACCAATCAATACCTAACATTCTGGTAATATATGTGATTGGATGTACCAACACAGCTTCGAACTGTTCCACATCTACCAATTCACCATCTTCTGCTTCTCTGAATAGAATGACATGATAACTATCACCCATATTTGAACCGCCAACCTTTTCACCAGCATCTTTATAAGTGGCACTTTCTAAATGTATGGTATCTTCTTTTTCTCCTGGTAGAAAAAAGAATGCATCAAAAGGTTCATCCTTCAGAGCCTTTGGAATTTCTATCATTGTATGCCTTTATATGTGATTTTCTTACTCTTACCATTATCCATGAATTATAGTAATCATCAGATTCCATAACACCACGAATGAATTGCTCTTTTGCTTCGAGATAACCACATTCACCTTTGGATTGGCAAAGATGTAATATTTCTCTGGAGAAATTATCCATTCCATATAATAACACATCTTTACTTAATTCGGCACTACTTCCATAGTAAGTTTGCCAATCGCTGAATACTTTAATCTTTTTCTTCTTACCTTTGACCACTTTGGTCTTAGATGAATAAAAGAATTTTTTACCAATGTATTTTCTACCATTAACTAGATTGGTGATTTGGTAAACAAACCCATAACTATCACCAATCAGTTCTTCGGTAAAATCATTTTCATTATACTGCCAAGTTAATCGTCCCATCCTTCATTGTCCAAATCGTCATCATCCTCTATATAGTCCTCGGATAATTCTTCGATTTGTTCACCACAGAATGGGCAATGTTCTGGTAAATCTTGAGATACTAGTTCTTCCATAAATGCTATGCTATAAGATGATTCACAACTTAAGCATTCTCCTGATAATTGTTTTTGTGTCATGTTTAACCCTTACTTGGCCCAAACATCACCCCAATCTCCAGACAAAGCGCCTTTTGCATAATCAGTTGCTCTGTT